GCTACTATGATAAGGTCGTACTTCAAAATATATAAACGTTTCCAGGTGTTGACTGATTCAATCCGATATGTTTCATCGCATAATCTTTCAGGTAAATCGGAGGACATCCGTGTTGACGGTAAAAACCACCGATTGAATAATCGCCTTGTTTCAGGTGAACAAAATCATCACATAGCATGGTAACATACTTTGTCGGTGCGATCTGAAAAGCTCCACCGGTATGCGAAACATACTCAACATTCAGTCCTCCTATCTTTCGCCGTGAAAGAATCCGGGGATAGAAGTTAGGATCAATCAGCAGGTCAGGTGGTGAGACAGCATGAGGACCGTTCTTTTCAATGAACTCGACGATCTTCGCAATGATATCCTCTGTGACGGTTTCAACGTCGTTGTCAAGTTTGAGAATATAATCATAGTCCTGCAACTGCTGAACGCCGTAATAAAAGGCTGCTGCTATGCCTTCATTCTTACCTAACTCAATCCGATTGCGGTCTTTTAACCACTCCAGCGTTCCGTCAGTTGATCCGTTGTCAATGAATAAATGAAAATCAACTCCGGTCTTTTCTTCGAAGCTCTCTATTGTTCGCTTGGTGAGTTCAAGGCGGTTATAGGTGATTGTTATTGCTGCTACTGTTGGCATATACTTAATATTATTTTTGTTTTGACGGTCACGTTGTTAATATTTGTAAGATGAATTTTATGTTTATCTTAATATTACATATCATAATTGCCGGGTATGTGCATCACAAAATACTCAGGCGTTGCAATCTTACCATACTTCCGTGACTTCATCATCAGTGATTGATTGAAGTGATGATCATGAGCATACCCCCGGTGTGCCCATCTTGCACCCAGCTCACGCTTATGGCAGATGTTTGATGTTCCGTTCATACCTAACTTCCGTATGTCACAAGTGCGCTCAACCCATTCACCACCGGAGAAGATCAAATCATTAAAGAACACCCAGTCATACTCACCCAATCCTTCAGCTATTTTCCTTAAATGACCGTCGCCCCAGTAATCGTCAATGTCAAGGTAAGCAATAAATTCACCTTTTGCAAGCTCAATCCCTTTGTTTCGTGGCGCGCCGTCCCATAGTGGAGCTTTATCAATCTTCACAGCCTCAACTCTCTCATCTGTGAATTGCTTCATTATCTCCATTGTCAGATCGCACCCATCAGCAATGACCTTCAGTTCAAAGTCAGTGTAAGTCTGATCCAATACAGACTGAACAGCACGGACAAGTTTTTCATCACGACGGGAGGCCGCACCCGGATATTGGCCTAAGAACGAGGGAATAACACAGGTAAATTTCATTCTTCAGGCTCATTAAATTGAACAACCGGCTCTTTTGGTTTGGCTCCATCCATCTTTGCAATGTACTCTTCCGTCTTAGCTTTCACCCTCTCGGAGATGTATTCTTTTGCCATGTCATAAATCCATTGCTTTTCTTCGATCTCCAGTTCATTGAAGATCGATTCAAGATTTGCCCACAGGACAGCGTTATACTTAGTCGTCAGCCCCTGTGATATCAACAGTCGGACATTTTCTTCGCTGTAGCCCCGGAACGGATTGTAATCATTTTTTATCCTGATGACCTTCAGTTCTTCGGGCCGGTCAGCGTACAGGAGTTCGTTAATGTCATCCTCTATTTTCGCAATGGTCGATGTTGAGGCTCCGGCATCTTTTGCCTGTTTCAATTCAAGCATCAACTCGGTCTGTGATTTAAATTTAAAATCCTCCGGATACTGGTGTTGAAGAATTATCCCGTCCCCCATGTCAACAAACGTTGCGATATCTTCAACCACAAACTCCCATGTAGTCGAAAGCGACTGAGCAAACGGTCGCAGGGTGTCGTTAATATTGTCCTCTGTTATCCGCACTTCTGTTGCTGTTGAACTCAGTTCGTTCCGGGTCATCAGCTCTTTGTTGAACATCATCAGGAACACCGAAGCCCGGAGATTCTGAACATACTGCTCCTGAAATTCAAGTAACTCAATCGGAGGTGATTTATAAACAAGCAGCTTTTCGAGGTCAATCATCTCAACAGGATCGCGCGGCAAGTCCAAAGTGACAACGTCCATTGTCGATGAATGAATCGGTTCTTTCCCCGTTCCGCCGCAGGTTCCACAAGCCTTGCCATCTAACAACGTTCTTGCTCCGTGACATTCAGGACAGGGATTGACATAGCGGAACCTCTGAGGGAAAGCCGTCATAGCCGTCGAAAGATCAAGCTCTGAGTCGATTTTGAGTGTCTTACTCAGGTAAGGAATCACATCATGAAACGCTGATATAAACGTCCGACCCTGAGTCTCGCCGTCAGGCTTATAGCCAAATCGCCGTGCCGGGACCTTCTTTCCTTTCGGTTTAAAAAATTCGACAAGATAGTATTTACCTGCTATCTCAACCCCACCCGGAAGGTCTGAGGTAATATCTATAGTTGGTTTATCTTCGACCTCAGTAAACTGGATTGTATCCTCACCCAGATAAATAGTGTACTTAAACCCTTCTTTAGGTTTGCCCTCTTTGTCAATCCATGAAATCGGAAGCCGGACAACCAGGTACTGAAGGATATTGTTTTTGAACTCGAACATTATAGCTTGCTCCGATGTAGCGATAAACGGATAAGGCTTTGCTTTCTCAACCTTTGGATCAAACGCGTCAAACTCAGTGATCAGAAAAGCGTTTGGATCAATATAGTTGTAATCCACATAAGCATATTCCAGAAACTTTTCAAGCGATCCGTCACCCCAGTAAGTGCTTATGCGATCCTCGACTAACTTCAGGTTCTCTTCAGGCTTTTCAATATCCCAGTCAATCACCCTGACCTTCGGCTTCTTTCTTACGGCCTTCTGAAATGGCAGCTTTGTAGATGCGAGTGTCGGAGGGATGATTGAGTTCGTCAGCCTTTTGCGTTGTTCAAACTCTTCTTCTGATTCGCGGGTAACAATTCTTTCCAATAGGTCGCTTATGCCGTCACCCGTGACCATTTTGTAATACTTATCCGCTAATTCACAGACACGCTTGTAATCTTTGTGTCTGACACCCCCGGCAATAATTCGCCTGAGTTCCTGAAATCCTTCGAGTTTATTCATTTGTAATAGTTATTATATACTTCAACTATCAGATAATCAAGCGTATCGGAACAATGCCCGTATTTCTGATACTTATCACCTGTTTCTTTGTCGGTTACAATATGCTTGTCTTTTGCTCCGTTAATGTCCTGTTTGACGTACATCATATCCGCAATCATCAATTTACAACTCTCATCAATGACTATCTTTATCGGTAATTTCTCTTCAAATATACGATTTATAAAGTCACGACGTTTTGTCACTGAAGGATTTTGACGTGCCATTCGTGCTGAAGTCTTATTTAAGAACCTCCTTAGTTTAAACTCAATGATCTCGTAATGATGTTTAAACTCTTTATTCATTGTTGAACGTGCCTTGCCTGAAGCATCACCATAATAGTAAATTGTTGACTGATGATGTGCATAACGCATTAAAATTTCATCGCATACCTCTTCGGTTGAGTTCCGGGGGTTCTGCAGGGCGATCTCATCAATGCAATACGAATACCAGACCTCACCTTTTCGTTCAAACTGCCATATAGAACACGAGTTATAAGGCACTGAGTTCTGGTCAAAAGAAATATGCAAAGGCTTTGTTTTGTCGTATTCACATTTACCAACGTGTTTCAGCCGGTCAAATGAAGAATAGAATTCTCCCCCGACAAGCGTAAAAGGATTTGCATATATCAATGCCCGGCCCCGTTCCTCGGTATTGTTTGCAAGTATGTTATTGATATAATTCTCCCCGACGTTGTGAACGTTATGCCAAGTTGAAGAGATACACACAAACTTGTCATCTATCCGCTTGTAAAAGAAATCCGTTTTACTGTAAATCTTCGACGTGATTTCGTCAAGGTATTCTTCGAGTTTGAACCAGGTGTTTATCCAGTCAACCTTTGCCGGTGATGTAGCAATGAACAAAGGATTATATTGCTGCTCCGGTGTTCCCTTATCTGACAATTCACCGTCAACAAGAAACATCCCTTTTTGCCTGATACGTGCAATGATTATCTCTTTAACATCTGATTCGTCCGTATCCTTTGTTTCATCCAATACAGCCCAACCAAATTCTTTTCCTTCGTGTGATGCTGCCCGTTCAAGTGAACCGATAAAAATAACACATCCATTGATAAAAGAGATGATCCCATAATAGTCATCAAAGTTATGACCTTCGACATTAAAGTGTGACGGCGGTTTCTTCCCTACAACATAGTGACCTTCAGGATGCGATTCTTTATCATATTCGACGATTCCGATTGACTTCCAGTATTCACGAATGCGAAATAAAGTTGACTGAACGAGCTGTAAATATGTGTTCGCCCCCACAAAGCCCCGGACCTTTGGAAACTTTCTGATAAGCTGATAGGTCTTTATTCCAAGTAAATGAGTTTTTCCCGATCCAACGCCTGAGAGAAATAAATTAATCGGAGCCGTTGACTGCAATATGCTTTTTTGTGGGGCTGATACAACTTGCTCTATCATTTGATGATTATATCAGGCAATTGAGCAACATTGACCTTTAATTCTGTTTTGACCGGAGCATCAAAACCCAGCATCTTTGAAATGCTGTCGAGAGCTTTCTGTTTGTCGAACAGTTTTATCCTGATGTATTCAACCTGAATCGGTTCTTTCTCTTTTGAATCAGGATTATATTGATATTCGTACCTGATCTTTGTATCAATTTCAGCAATGGATGACTTTTGGTCGTCAGTAAGTTCGTCAAACTCTTTTCTTTGAATCCATGTATTATGAAGATCACTTATAGAAGAAAAGGCGAGTTTCTTGTGTTCATTCAAAACCCTCAATCTGCTAACACCCGCTGTTTCAGCAAGATTGTCCTGCAATTCCTTAATTCGAGCCTGAATGTTCACTTTTGTTAACAGAGTTGAAGCAATAGAACGGGCTGTATTTTCTGAATATCCTGATCTTATCGCGGCCTGAGTTCCATTAAAGTCAATGCAATATTCATAACAGAATCTTTCCTGTTTATCGTTTAATTGCAGTATATCTTCTGTTTCTTCGCTCATTTCTTCCTCTTAAAGTATTAAATCTGCCCCAGTCGTTTCTCTGCGGCTTTTCTACTCATTGGCCCTGACAGCCTTTTGCCTTTCTTTGAATAGACGATACATTTATCTTTTTTACAACGTATCACTTTTTTCTTTATTAAGAAAGTCTCTTAATAGTTGCCTGTCTTTTGGTGACATCAAAAATTCATCCCATGCCCCATATCTGCATTTGAATCCGAATATGTATTTAATGCCATACCAAAACCTGTAAAAGAAGCCCCGACCCGAAAGATGAATTACCACATTAAAAATGTCATAATTTTCACCTTTCCAATAATAAAACTTCGCCTGATGTTCCAATGAATTGCATTCGCAAATCATTATCTCGGTTTCTTCAAACTTATCTTCCATACTGCAAAGTTACAAATTATATCAATTGACTGTCAAAATCATAATTAACCGTTCCAATGTTATAAACCGGAGTACACCGGCTGACAAGTTTAATCAAATCCGCTTCGGCTTCAGGTATCTTGAACTCTCTGCATTTCTTACTAATGTAATCCAATGAGAGTGCACTGCCGTCGCGGTGCATTTCTTCAATGTCAAGTAGAATATTCGCTGCAAAAATTAAATCTTTTATTATCATCTGTAAATTCTTTTCATGCCGTCAATCTCGATCATGCTGATATCAATATAATTACTCCGTGAACTACCCATGAGCTAAAGACTCATGGGCTTCGTGGGCTGCGCAAGCATCCTTGCTCATGTATCCACACGCTTTAATTTCCGCCGTTCCAGCGGTATGTATATTGTGAAACGCAAAACGCTTGATATTGTTAGCAGCGAGCAAATCCCTGTCATGGGTAGCTCCGCAAGCAGGACAAGTCCAGCGTCGC